GTTATTTACTTGAAGAAGCAGATCTCTATTCTTTCCACCAAAGTTCTCTTTGAGCAAAATGTTCAGGCGACGTGGAACAGATTTAAGGGCCTCATTGAACCATTCTTGGCAAATGTCAAGACGGACTTTGGAATTACGGATTATCGACTGATTCTCGATGAAACCACAACCACTGCAGATTTGATTGATCGTAACATTCTCTATGCCAAGATCATGATCAAGCCCGCGCGCGCTATTGAGTATATTGCGATTGATTTTGTAATTCTCTCAACTGGTGCATCATTTGATGACTAATACCGCTATTAATCACTAATTAAAATAGACAGAATAAGGAAATAAAGAATGTCAGTAAAAGATTTCAAGTTTGTATCTCCCGGAGTTTTCATTAATGAAATTGATAACTCGTTTATACCCAAAACAGCCGACACTATTGGCCCTGTAGTTATCGGTCGCTCACGCCGCGGCATAGCCGGCCAACCTATTAAAGTTCAATCTTATTCCGAATTTGTTGAAGTATTCGGCGATACGGTCCCCGGCAATGCCGGCGGTGATGTATCGCGAGACACAGTTAATCTTCAATCGCCAATGTATGGAACGTATGCTGCTAAAGCTTTCTTGGATGCCAATGTGGCACCTCTTACATACGTGCGCGTACTCGGAGAGCAAGACACAAATAAAGACGGTACCGATGCTTCCAAAGCCGGCTGGCGCACTGATGCGTTTCAATCCCAATCATCTGGCGGAGGCGCTTTTGGGCTTTGGGTTGCTAAATCCTCCTCCACGGGACCCTTCACCGGCACCTCGGCGCTGCAGCTAGCCGCTATTTGGTATAATGACAATGGCGGCGTGGCCCTTTCAGGGTCGCTGTGGGGTGAAAGCCGCGGCGGTGGCACAGGCAGCGCAGCCATGCCGTCAGATAATGACACATGGCTGCACCCGTATACCGACAGCCAATGTCCCACTAACGGTGCGCTTGTGTGTTCTGATGCTTCTGGTGTTTTCACCGTTGTGATCAGCGGATCAAAGAATGCCGCCAACCCGGAAAAAATATCTTTTGGCTTAAATGATGCAAACGCTAATTTCCTCCGTAAAAAGTTTAACACAAATCCTCAACTGCGCGTGAAGGGGGACTTTTACCCCACTTCAGCGGAGAAAGATTATTGGCTTGGAGAATCCTTTGAACAAGAGCTTAGAGATAAAAATCTTACCGATGCCACCACACTGGTAGGTGTTATCACAGGAATCCAACTGAGTGGATCGGGGATTTATGAAGGTCCAGCCAATATGCTCGGGCAAGCATCCCGCGAAGCAGTCGCAGGATGGTTTATTTCCCAAGACACTGGCACCCCCACTTCATTCAATCCCGAAACGAGTCCTACCAAACTCTTCCGCCTTCGCGGCCGCGGACATGGCGCATGGTTAAGTGAAAACTGCAAGGTCTCCATTGAAAGAATTCGTCAATCTACGAGCACATTAACTGATTATGGAACGTTTTCTGTAGTAATTCGCTCGATCAGCGATACCGACAATAATGTGCAAGTAATGGAGCGTTTTGACAACTTAAACTTGAATCCCGCCTCTCCTAATTACATTGGGAAGCAAATTGGAGACACCTACTCCGAATGGAGCGACACTGACCGCGCCTTGGTAACTCACCCAGGGTACCCCAATCGATCTAAGTTTGTGTGGGTAGAGGTTGCTGATGAAATTAAAAATGGCGGCGGGACTGGTGTATCATCACTGCTTCCTTTCGGCTACTGGGGTCCACCGATCCCCACCGCACAACTTCTGTCAGCCCCCGGCCAGGTTTCTGGCGCCGCCACCGGCGCCGGCCACTCTGCGCCTGGCGTTCAGCGGTCAGGTAGCAATTATGTTAATGTGGGCCCCCATTTGCCCAACTGGAATGCATCGACCGGTCTGAGTGCAGAAAACGGCCTCCTTTCCGCATCTTTGCCTGTTTCATGTTCTTTCGAATTCCCATCCGTACGCCTGCGCCATTCAGCATCTGACGGCGGCATGAGCAGCTATCGTGATGCTTATTTTGGCTACCAAACTACTCGCACTTCTGGGAGCAGTCAAAATGGCCCTAGTGCCAAAGATTTTGGCATGTTGTGGACACAGCTAGCCAATGGGTACGATCCCACAACTACTCCCGAAGCAGCCACCGGTCTTTCCGCATATTCTTATATTTTCACGCTTGATGATATTTGCACCGGAAGCGCCGGCTATGGAAGCGCCTACTACCGCTCGGGTTCACGATCGGATAGCGACCCTCATGAGAGTAGCGTAACGTTCCACGATGGCTATGAATCACTGCTTAATAACAAAGTTAATCAGTTTACGGCTCCTTTCTGGGGTGGAACTGATGGATTTAACATTCGGATACCCGATCCTCTATGGAATGGGGGCATGGCCACCACTTCGACTAATACCAATAATTCGATATTCTATACTTGGAAGCGCGCGATCGATACAGTCGCCGATCCAGAAGTCGTCGACATGAACGTGCTTGCGGCACCAGGATTGAGTACAGACAATCTTACAGCGCACATGATCAATACATGCGAAAGCCGCGCTGATGCGTTGGCACTCATTGATATCAACAACGCATACAAGCCCGTCTCCGAGGGTTATGAATCCAGCGCAGCTAGCCGGATTCCGAATACTCCAATACAGCTTGCCAACAACATGAAAGCGCGCCGCATTGATTCATCCTATGGCGCCGCCTTCTACCCGTGGCTCCAAACTCAAGACGCCACTACTGGCCAATTACTGTGGGTACCCCCCAGCGTAGCCATGATGGGCGTTTTTGCAAGCTCAGAGCGCAAAACTAAGTTGTGGTATGCACCGGCCGGCTTCAATCGAGCCAGCTTGAGTGAGGGCGCCGCAGGGATTCCCATTACCAAAGTAGTGACACGCCTTACATCAGATAATCGTGACACTCTCTACAACGCGCGAATTAATCCCATCGCTCAATTCCCGAGCACTGGAATTGTGGTTTTCGGACAGAAGACCCTGCAAGAGCGCGCATCAGCACTTGATAGAATCAATGTGCGCCGCTTGGTAATTTACTTGAAGAAACAAATTTCCATCCTTTCGACGAAGGTTCTTTTTGAACAAAATGTCCAAGCTACTTGGAATAGATTTACGGGACTCATTGAGCCCCTGTTGGCCAACGTTAAGACCGACTTCGGTATTACCGACTATCGTTTAATTCTTGACGAGACCACGACTACGGCGGATTTGATTGATCGTAACATTTTGTACGCGAAAATCATGATCAAGCCAGCCCGCGCCATCGAATATATTGCAATTGACTTTGCTATTCTCTCAACCGGCGCATCTTTTGATGACTAATATTAATATTTAACACTAATTAAAACAGAGACAATAAGGAGTACTCAACAAATGCCGTTTTGGTCCACAAATTTCGGAGAAGAAAACGCCGAATATAAAGATCCTAAAAGAAAGTTTAGGTTTACAGTAGAGTTTCAAGGTATCAGTGCCGATCCTGGAGGAGCAGCGCTCTGGTATGCAAAAAGTGTAACTAAGCCCTCCTTCACAATTAATACAGCTGAGCACAAATACCTTAATCATACCTTTTTCTATCCCGGCTCCGTCGCATGGCAAGATGTAAGTTTGACCTTGGTTGACCCGGTTTCTCCCGACATGACCGCCACTTTCTCAGATATCCTTCAATTGTCCGGCTACAAGCCCCCCACCGATGCCTCGACAGATAGTATGGGCACGATGTCCAAGGCGAAGTCCGCTTCGGCGCTAGGCACCGTCCTAATCTCTCAGATTGATGCCGATGGCAACCAGATTGAAACATGGACACTATGGAATGCATTTATCTCAGAAGTGAAATACGGAGATTTGGCATATGGTGAAGATGATTTGGTTGAAATGACCGTTACTATGAAGTACGACTGGGCCCGCGTCAAGACGACAAACGAGTCCGCGGCTACCCAAGGCGGCGGTACCGAGTTCTTCAACGTATAGATTTATAGATTTACATAAAATAGAGGTGTATATTGTCACGAAATAAAAATCGATTAGGTTCGACACAAAAAGACGCAAAACTCCCTCCCCAAACTGTTCTACAAGACACCGAAAGCGCACCCTCCTCGGGGGGATTGTCTTTCGTTGTTCCAACAGAATTCATTGATTTGCCCTCGGGAGGAAGATTTTATCCAGAAGGGCACCCCCTCCATGGTCAGGAGTGCATTGAAATCAAGCAAATGACCGCCAAAGAAGAAGATATTCTAACTTCTCGCGCACTACTCAAAAAGGGTATTGCGCTAGATCGCGTGATTGAAAGCGTTATTATTACCAAAGGCGTTAATCCCCAAGATTTGCTTATTGGTGACAGAAATGCGATTATTGTTGCCACCCGAGTATCGGGTTACGGGCAGGAATATGTGACGACTGTCACGTGCCCCCAATGTTCTCATGGCCAAAAATATGCATTTGATCTAAATGAGAATATGGTTTATCATGGCGAGGACTTGGCGGACTTAGATGTCACTGAGCACGATAGTGGGATCTTTTCGACCACTCTCCCGCGTAGCGGATTTGAGGTCGGCTTTCGGCTACTAACCGGCCGCGACGAAAAGAGCATGGTGGATATCACCGAGCGCAATCGTAAAAAGCGCGGCGGTGAAAAAGCTATCACCACACAATTGTCAAGCATTATTGTTTCCATCAATGGGGAGACCAATCCTCACACAATAGCGCAAGCGATCGAGGTTTTACCTTCTATGGATTCCCGCCACTTGCGCGCGGCATATAAGTTAGCTGCCCCAAATATCGATCTTTCGCAACATTTTGAGTGTGAAGAATGCGGCCACGAACAGGACATGGAGGTGCCGCTTACGGCGGACTTTTTTTGGCCTGACAGGTGAGTATATGGAAAACGTGTATGAACAGTTTTTCTTCCTGCAATATTCAGGAGGATGGTCATTCACGGAAGCATATAGTTTGCCTGTAGGTCTTCGTACGTGGTTTGTGGAGCGGTTGGTTAAACAAATAGAAACTGAGAATCAAGCAATGGAAAATGCTTCTTCTGGTCGAGGAAATGCCCAAACATTAAGCGCTCAAAACCAGCCGCAGCGTGAAGGTCACTATTCCAAGAAATACTGAAAACTCATTAAATAGTATTTTTGATAGGCAAACTATTTATTTCTGAGTGAAAAGGGAAAATTTCCGTGGCCGATGACATAACACCAGAACAGATAGAATTAAGAGAAAAATATCTCGACATGATTCGA